AGCACCAAGAAGCCCCAGGCCGAGAACGAGAAGTTCGCGATGCGCACTTACCTGAACCGCATCGGCTTCATCGGCGACGAATTCAAGGCCTGCCGCGAGCATCTGTGCAAGCGGCTCTCGGGATGTGCCGCCTGGCGCCGGAGAGCAGCCGCCTGAAGGGGCGACCCTTGGCGACCTTGAGGGCGGGGCGACCGCCCTCGGGGTGGTAGAAGACCAAATGAAGGAGCAAAGCGATCATGAAGAACGTCTATCTGGCCTACGGAAGCAACCTGAACCTCGAGCAGATGGGATACCGATGCCCTGATGCCGTAGTCATCGGAACAACAGTACTGCACGATTACCTGTTGTTGTTTCGAGGCGGCCGCCATAACGGTGTGGCCACCATCGAGATGAAACGGGGTTCTAGCGTCCCTGTGTTGTTGTGGCAGATCACCGAGAAATGTGAGAAGGCACTGGACCGGTATGAGGGATATCCGCACCTGTACCGCAAGGAGCAGCTGACCGTGGACCTTGACGGACAGGAGGTGCGCTCGATGGCCTACGTCATGAACGAAGGCCCTCCTCCGGCGATGCCGGGTGCGTATTACTACGCGACCATCCTGCACGGCTACCGCGACTGCGGCTTCGACGAGGCGATCCTCAAGGAGGCGGTGATGCGTACGACGGAGAGCGTTCAATAGTTGAACGTTCCTAATTTCCACGGAAAACCCTATCGAAGACCCTCCGGGGTCTTCTTTTCGTTACGAACAGGAATGCCATGAAACCGATGAAGACCTACAAGCCCACGCCGTTCATGGCCAAGGACTCGACCTACGACAAGGACAAGGCCGACCGCGCGGTGCAGTTCATCCAGAGCCTCAGGCACACCAAGGGGGTGTGGGCGGGAAAGCCCTTCCTGCTGCTGCCGTGGCAGGAGCGGATCATCCGCGACCTGTTCGGCATCGTGAAGGCGGACGGGTACCGGCAGTTCAACACCGCCTACATCGAGATCCCCAAGAAGAACGGCAAGAGCGAGCTCGCCGCCGCGGTGGCCCTGCTGCTGACTTGCGCCGACTTCGAGGAGCGAGCGGAGGTCTACGGGTGCGCGGCCGACCGCCAGCAAGCCTCGATCGTGTTCGAGGTGGCAGCCGACATGGTGCGCATGTGCCCCTCGCTGAACCGTCGCGTGAAGATCCTCGCGGCGACCAAGCGCATCGTGTACCAGCCGACCAACAGCTTCTACCAGGTGCTGAGCGCCGAGGCCTACTCCAAGCACGGGTTCAACATCCATGGGGTGGTCTTCGACGAGCTGCACACCCAGCCGAACAGGAAGCTCTTCGACGTGATGACCAAGGGCTCGGGTGACGCACGCTCCCAGCCGCTGTTCTTCCTCATCACCACCGCGGGCACCGACCAGCACTCCATCTGCTACGAGCAGCACCAGAAGGCACGCGACATCATCGAGGGTCGCAAACACGATGCGACCTTCTACCCGGTGATCTACGGCGCCGAGGAGAACGACGACTGGACCGATGCGAAGACGTGGAAGAAGGCGAATCCGTCGCTGGGACACACCATCGCCCTCGAGAAGGTGAAGGCGGCCTGCGACAGCGCAAGGCAGAACCCGGGCGAGGAGAACGTGTTCAGGCAGCTTCGGCTCAACCAGTGGGTCAAGCAGGCGGTGCGCTGGATGCCGATGGAGAAGTGGGACCTGTGCGACTTCCCGGTGGACGGGACGGCATTGGAAGGCAGGGTCTGCTACGGAGGGCTCGACCTCTCGAGCACCACCGACATCACCGCGTTCGTGCTGGTGTTCCCTCCCAGGGATGAGAATGAGAAGTTCATGATCCTCCCCTGGTTCTGGATCCCCGAGGACAGCCTCGCCTTGCGCGTGAGGCGCGACCATGTGCCCTACGACGTATGGGAACGAACGGGGCACATCCGGACCACCGAGGGCAACGTGGTCCACTACGGCTTCATCGAGTCCTTCATCGACGAGCTGGGCAAGAGGTACAACATCCGAGAGATCGCGTTCGACCGTTGGGGAGCGGTGCAGATGGTGCAGAACCTCGAGGGCATGGGCTTCACCGTGGTCCCCTTCGGCCAGGGGTTCAAGGACATGAGCCCGCCGACCAAGGAGCTGATGAAGCTCGTCCTAGGCAGGGGCATCGCACACGGGGGCCACCCCACCCTTCGGTGGATGATGGACAACATCTTCATCCGCACCGACCCGGCGGGGAACATCAAGCCCGACAAGCAGAAGTCGACCGAGAAGATAGACGGCGCGGTGGCCACGATCATGGCACTGGACCGGGCGATCAGGTGCGGCAACGAAGTGCGCGAGTCGGTCTACGAGCAGAGGGGCATCCTCTTCATCTAGGAATCAGGAGACATACACATGGGACTCATATCCAAGCTGGTCACGAGGACTCGCGACAAGCCGCAGAACAGGACCGTCGGGTCCTCCTACAGCTTCATCTTCGGAGGCTCTACCAGTGGCAAGGCGGTGAATGAACGATCGTCGATGCAGATGACGGCGGTGTATGCCTGCGTGCGCATCCTTGCCGAAGCGATCGCCGGCCTGCCGTTGCACCTGTACCGGCATGGCGACGATTCAAGCAAACACAAGGCAAAGGAGCACCCGCTGTACACCCTGCTGCACAGCGAACCCAACGCGGAGATGACCAGCTTTGTGTTCCGCGAAACACTGATGACCCACCTGCTGCTCTGGGGCAACGCGTATGCGCAGATCATCCGAAACGGCAAGGGCCAGGTCGCCGCGCTGTATCCGCTGATGCCCAACCGCATGCAGGTCGACCGCGACAAGAACGGGAGACTCTACTACCAATACACCACCAGCGCCGAGGACGCTCCCACCATGCAGGGAAACTCAGTGGTACTCGACGCCTCAGAGGTGCTGCACATACCGGGACTCGGCTTCGATGGATTGGTGGGCTACTCGCCGATTGCCATGGCAAAGAATGCCATCGGCATGGCGATCGCCTGCGAGGAGTACGGGGCTAAGTTCTTCGCCAACGGAGCCGCCCCAAGCGGGGTGCTGGAGCATCCGGGAACGGTGAAGGACCCTACACGCCTGCGCGATACCTGGCAGGGTCAGTTCGGTGGCTCATCCAACTCGCACAAGGTCGCGGTGCTCGAAGAGGGAATGAAATACACGCCGATTTCGATCTCGCCCGAGCAGGCGCAGTTTTTGCAGACACGCAAGTTCCAGATCAACGAGATCGCACGCATCTTCCGCGTCCCCCCTCACATGGTGGGGGACCTGGAGAAGTCCTCGTTCAGCAACATCGAGCAGCAGTCGCTGGAGTTCGTCAAATACACCCTTGATCCGTGGGTCATCCGCTGGGAGCAGGCGCTTTCGCGTGCACTGTTGGCATCTGATGAGAAGCAGACGCACTTCTTTCGATTCAATGTCGAGGGGCTGCTGCGCGGTGATTACCAGAGCCGCATGGGCGGGTATGCCACCGCGCGCCAGAACGGATGGATGAGCGCCAACGATATCAGAGCGCTCGAGGATATGGACCTCATCCCGAAAGAGGATGGAGGGGACCTCTTCGTGATAAACGGAAACATGCTGCCCATCTCGATGGCTGGCGCGTATGCGGGTCGAGCGGACCCGAATGAACAGAAGGAGAATACCGATGAAGAACAGGAAGTTCTGGCAATGGAAAAACCAGGGCGAAGACGAAGGCAGAGCGAGAATCCTTGAGCTTTCGGGCACGATCGCCGAGGAGAGCTGGTTTGATGATGATGTCACCCCCGAGCAGTTCCGCGATGAGCTGTTCGCCGACAGCGGCGAGGTGACGGTGTGGATCAACAGCCCAGGTGGGGATTGCATCGCGGCCAGCCGCATCCATGCGATGCTCATGGACTACCCGGGAACCATCACGGTGAAGATCGACGGGATCGCCGCGAGCGCGGCCTCGGTGATCGCGATGGCGGGTACGAGGGTGCTCATGGCGCCCACGGCCTTGATGATGATCCACAATCCCATGACCGGAGCCTACGGCAATCATGAGGACATGCAGAAGGCCATCGGCATGCTGGACGAGGTGAAGGAAAGCATCATCAACGCGTATGAGATCAAGACGAACCTCACCCGCGCGAAGATCAGCCACCTGATGGACAACGAGACGTGGATGAACGCGAAGAAGGCCATCGAGCTGGGCTTCGCCGATGCGATCCTCGAGGATGCGAAGAAGGCCTCGAACGAGGCATCGTACGCGTTCTCGATGCGCACCTCGCAGCTCTCGCTTCTGAACAAGATGACCACAACGCATGCGCACAAGACGGACCAGGCGCCACCTGAAGCAGGCACAGCCGCCCTCGACGAGCTCGAGACACGGCTGAATCTCATCAAACCCCACTAGGAGAGAACACATGGGAAAGATCAACGACATGCGCGCCCAGCGCGCGAAGGCCTGGGAACAGGCGAAGGCATTCCTCGATGCGAAGCGAAGCGACAAGGGCATCCTGGGCGCCGAGGATACCGCGACGTACGAGCGGATGGAAAAGGAGATCGTGGATTTGGGACACGAGATCGAGCGGCAGGAGCGCATCGAGGCGTTCGAGCGGGAGCTGAACGCACACGTGGGCGCTCCCATCACCAGCCGTCCCGAGAACGCCCCGAAAGCAGAAAA